GCCCGATCGCCTCCAGCCGCTGCATAGTGCCAATACCCCCCCGGGGTACTTATTGACAGAAACAAGCGGATTATCCGTAACAGCTCTGGTAGGCTTGGGGCCGTGATCGAGCGCCGATGCGAGTACTGCGGCAGCTCCATGGGCCTATACCGAGAGGGCGCGCGTTTTTGCTCCGCGAAGTGTCGCGTGTACTGGCACCGCAAAGGCGGCACGATCCCTCGGGAGATCACCGATCGGCCGACGTGGACCAGGGCTCGAGGCAAGCGCCCCGTGACTGTGTACGGTGCGCCGGCCTCTTCGACGAACCCGGCAACGTGGACCACGTATGACGCTGTTGTCGGCGGGCGTATCGGTGACGGGTACGGAGTGATGCTCGGTGGCGGCCTCGGTTGTTGGGATTTCGACCACTGCATCGTCGACGGCCGCGTCTCTCCCGAGGTCGTCGAGCTGCTGCGTTCCATCGAACGGCCGTTGTGGGTCGAGCGGTCCGTGTCGGGTGAGGGTCTGCATGTGTTCGTGCGGGCCGCTGAGGCGCCGGGGTGGAAGCGTGGGAGAGTGGAGTTCTATTCGCGGGCGAGGTTCATCCGGTTCACGGGGGACCGTTTCGCGGTTGAGGGGCTGTGATGGGGCTTGCTGCTGCGGCTGCTGAGAGCCGGTTGGCGGGCCTTTCCGCGTTGCGAGACCTGTTGGCTGAGCAGATCGAGGTGTGTGATTCGCCGCGGGATCTCGCGCCGTTGTCTCGACAGTTGACGGACGTTTTGGCTCAGATTGAGGCGGTTGAGAAGGCTGCACCGGAGAAGAAGGGGTCGCCGCTCGATGAGCTCCAGAACCGTCGTATTGCAAGGCAGCCAGGAACCGCGCGTCGCGCTGGTTCCTAAAACCGTCAAGTGGTCGCACGCTGACGACGCCGCGTTCTTGGCATCGTCGTACGGTCTGACTCCGGATGAGTGGCAGTTCAATGTTCTGGATGCGTGGCTTGGTGAGACGAAGGCGGGGAAGTGGGCTGCCGGTCGTTGTGGTGTCGCTGTGCCGCGCCAGAACGGAAAGAACGCGCTGATTGAGGTGCGTGAGTTGTACGGGATGGTGGCGCTCGGGGAGAAGTTCCTGCATACGGCGCATGAGGTGAAGACGGCACGGAAGGCGTTCAACCGTTTGGCGTCGTTCTTCGAGAACGAGCGGAAGTACCCGGAGCTCGCGGCCCTTGTGTCAGACATCCGAAAGACGAATGGGCAGGAGGCCATCGTTCTTGAGAACGGTGGGTCTGTGGAGTTCGTTGCCAGGTCGCGTGGTTCGGGTCGTGGTTTCACAGTCGATGTGCTCGTCATGGATGAGGCGCAGGAGTTGACGGATGAGCAGTTGGAGGCGTTGCTTCCGACGATCTCGTCGGCCCCGTTGCAGAACCCGCAGCAGATTTATACGGGGACGCCGCCTGGCCCTGGTTCACCGGGTGAGGTGTTTACCCGTACCCGGGATGCGGGTGTTGCGGGGAAGGACCGGCGTCTGTCGTGGCATGAGTGGTCGGTCGATGGGAAGGTTGATGTTCGGGACCGGAACCTGTGGGCGGCGACGAACCCGAGTCTGGGTGCGCGTCTGAACTTGTCGGTGATCGAGGACGAGTTGGCGTCGATGTCGGCGGATGGGTTCGCGCGGGAGCGTTTGGGGCAGTGGGCGTCGCAGACCGCGTTTCGGGTCATTCCGGCAGAGGAGTGGGACGCGGTCGCGGTTCCGAAGGAGCAGGTCCCGACGACGGGGTTCGTTGCGTATGGGGTGGATATGTCCCCGGATCGGTCGCGGATCTCGGTGGGTGTGTGTCGGCGTCCGGGTGAGGGGAAGCCGCATGTGGAGTTGGTGACGCAGGACAACACGGGCAAGGGCACGGGTTGGGTTGTGGACTGGTTGGTGGAGCGGTGGCCGAACGCGATCGCGGTCGTGATCGATGGGAACTCCCCGGCGATGTCGTTCGTGCCGGAGTTGACGAAGCGGCACGTGAAGGTGATGGTCACGGGTGCTGCTGACATGGGGAAAGCCTGTGGAATGTTCGTCGATGCGGTGCGTGATGAGGCGTTGACGCGGTTCGATCAGCGGCCGGTGAATGATGCGTTGGCGGCGGCGAAGAAGCGGGATATCGGGTATGCGGGCGCGTGGGGGTGGGACCGGAGACGTGCTGAGGTAGACCTGACCCCATTAGTGTCGGTGACGCTCGCCTTCTTCGGGGCGATGACGTCGAAGCGGCGTCCTGGCCGGAAAGCGAAGGTGATCTTCTAGATGCCGGAGCCTGTGTCTGCGTTGTCGCCGTTGGATTCTCCGGTCCGGATCGGGAACGTTACCGACCTCGAGTTCCAGATGGTGCGGTCGTTGTGGCAGGTGTGGCGCGACAAGCTCCCCCGTAACCTGCTTCGTAGCGCGTACTACAACGGCGAGGCGGCGTTCAAGGATCTGGGGATCGCGATCCCGCCGGCGTTCCGGAACTTCCCGGTCGTGATCGGTTGGCCAGAGAAAGCTGTCCGGTCGTTGGCTGCCCGCAACATCTGGGATGGTTTCGTCGCGGCGGGGCAGGATTCGGACCCGTTCGGGTTGGCGGACTTGTTGACCGCGAATCGGTTCGATGTGGAGCTGCCGCAGGCGATCGTGTCGGCGTACAAGCATTCGTGTTCGTTCATCTCGACGACGTTGGGGGATATCCAGTCGGGTGAGCCGGACGTGCTGGTCATGGCTCGGTCGGCGGAGTGGTCGTCCGCGTTGTGGGATCGGAACCGGCGTGCTCTGAAAGCGGCGCTGGCGGTAACGGACATGGACGGTGAAGGTCGCCCGTCGGCGTTCGTGGTGTATCTCCCGGACGTGGTGCTTGTGGTTTCACGTACCTCTTCGGGTAGTGGTTGGCTGGCTGATCGTCGTCCGAACCCGCTCGGCGTTGTGCCGGTTGAGGCGCTGACGTACGACCCGCAGTTGGATCGTCCGTTCGGTCGGTCGAGGATCACGCGTGCGGTGATGGACATCACAGACCGTGCAGCACGGACGGTCCTTCGTACCGAGATCAGTGCGGAGTTCTACGCGTCTCCGCAGCGGTACGTGTTGGGCGCGGACCCGGAAGCGTTCACCGGTGGGGCGAAGTGGTCCGCGGCGTTGTCTCGGGTTCTCGCCATCGACCGTGATGAGGACGGTGATCTGCCGCAGGTGGGGCAGTTCGCGCAGATGACGATGCAACCGCACCTGGACATGTTCCGGCAGCTCGCAGCACAATTCGCCGGCGAGACCGGGGTGCCACTCAACAGCCTCGGCGTGGTGCAGGACAACCCGTCATCAGCGGAAGCGATCTACGCTGCCCGCGAGGACCTCATCGTTGATGCGCAGGCGCAGAACCGTGTCTTCGGCGGTGTCCTGACCCGGACCGCGATTCACACGGTCATGCTCCGTGACGGGCTCGCGGAAGCGTCGACGGAGTTGAAGAAGATCCAGGCCCGTTGGGCGAACCCTGCTTTCCCGTCGCCGGTGTCTGCCTCGGATGCGTTGGTGAAGACCGCGTCGGTGTTCCCGTGGCTCGCGGAGTCCGAAGTCGCGCTCGAGATGGCAGGTTTCACGGACTCGCAGATCACTCGGCTCGTGTCGGATCGGAAGCGGGCGCAGTCCACGGCGCTGCTCGGCGCGCTCGCCGTGCAGCCTGGCGCTACCGCCGATCCGGCTGCGGCTCAGGCAGAAGCGGACACAAAGGCGCTTGTCGACAAGTTCAATGCACTCGGTGCCGCGATCCGTGCCGGTGTCACCCCGGATACTGCGGTCGCTGCGGTCGGTCTGACTGGGTTGCAGTTCCGCGATGGGGTTCCCATCACGTTGCGGCAGGATCAGTAGGTGAGGGCCGCTACCCGGCTGGAGGTCGTCAGTGCCGACGACGGAAACTGACGTCGCGTTTCTGCGGGCAAGCAATCAACGTGTTGTGGCGCTCGCGAAGGAGGCGTTGGGGAAATTCTGGGCGACTCTTGACCTGACCGACCCGGTCGGGTCGAGGGATGCGCTGCTCGAGTTCATGCCGCAGCTCGTCGCTTTGTACGGGCAGGCAGCGGCAACGGTGGCAGCGGATTGGTACGAGAACATCCGAGCGAAGGACGTGCCCGGTCGGTTCACGGCGGTGCTCGCGGAGTCGGCGCCGGCCGAGCAGGTGCAACGCAACGTCCGATATCAGGCGGGGGCACTATTCAGCGATACCCCTATGGCGATGTTGAACACCCTAGGTGGTGCGTTGCAACTTCATGTCGTGAATGCTGGCCGTGAAACGATCCGGTCGAACGCATACCGCGATATCGCTCGACCCCGATATGCGCGGGTTCCAACGGGGGGGAAGACCTGTGCGTTCTGTCTGATGCTCGCGTCTCGAGGTTTTGTGTACGCGTCCGCTGCAACAGCGGGTAAGGGCGACAAGTACCACCATGATTGCGACTGCCAAGCGATCGTTGATTTTACCGACGACCCTCGAATCGACGGGTATGACCCAGGCTACTTGTACGACGTGTATCGGGCGGCTCGTGCTTCTTCCGGAGGCACGGATATCAGCACGATCGCGGCTGAAGTGCGCCGCCAGTTCCCGGACCTTGTGTCTGACGGTGTCGTTGCGGGTGGTTGACCCTTTTGGTGGGCCACTATTAGCCCGTAAGGTTTCACGTGTCCCGCACGGGGCGCGTGTTCGGTCCCGCACGGGAGGAACACCATGACAGACACCAGTAACACCGGTACCGAGACGGCCGAGACCGGCGAGGCGGCTCCGAAGGAGACCGACTGGCAGGCGGAGGCGAAAAAGTGGGAAGCCCGCTCGAAGCAGAACTTTGAGAAGGCGAAAGCGAACGAGGGTGCTGCACAGCGCCTCGCTGAGCTGGAGGAGTCCCAGAAGTCGGAGTTCCAGAAGTTGCAGGAACGTGCGGAAGCTGCTGAGAAGCGGGTCCAGGCGTTCGAGTCTGCTCAGCGGGTCAGTGGTTGGAAGTCCGAGGTCGCGGAGAAGTCGGGTGTTCCGGCGTCTGCGCTGCGGGGTTCCACGCTCGAGGAGCTTCAGGCGCACGCCGAGGAACTGAAGCCGCTGATCGACCAGTCGCAGCGTCGGGCCGCTCAGGTCCCCGGCGCCGGCGACATGCCCGAAGCGCCGTTGTCTGACAACGCGGCTTGGGCCCACGCTCTTTTCACACAGCAGTAATCACTACTAACGAAAGGACGGCTCGTGGCCGTTTTCGCTACCGGCGGGATCCAGAACCTGCCCCGCAACATCGCTGACGGCATCGTCGCGAAGACCCGTGCCGGTTCGACCGTCGCCGCCTTGTCCGGGCAGGAGCCGATGCGGTTCGGGAACACGGACATCATCACGTTCAACAACATCCCGAAGGCCGAGTTCGTCGGTGAGGGTGTCGCGAAGGCGTCGACGACGGGTGACTTCGGTGTGGTGACGGCGACGCCGC